GACTTCGACTGTTAGCTTTCCTTTTCTTGTTAACTCTCTCCTGTTAGCTGTTCAGTCAAAAGTGCTTAAAAATTAAGCAGTTATGCTTGTTAGCTATATAGGCTTGGTTTCTAAATTACCCCTATTTTGTATCTGAGGGGGTACTACAAATATACAGCATAGCCCAGCCCTCCCCGGGGGTGTTGTTGTAGATATGCAACAGTAATTGGGGACAGAGTAACATGCACTATATTGCATATATGCGTCTATGCTTATATAGTTGTATAGCTATGCAGCCATGTGTGAGTGTCGGTGCGGGTGCTCATATGCTTATATAACTACATGCTTATATACAGTTGCACTAGTCTTCTATAAGACATAAGAGCCTGTAAAGTTATTCACAACCCTGTTGATAACTATTTCACCATGTGAGTTATCCACTGAAACACGGGATAACTATTTTAGATAGGAAGGGTAGGGTAAGGGGTGAAAACACGGCACAAGCCGTTCTGGTGCGTTCTGAGCGTTATAGATGCAGCCTATTGAAAACCCTTGGTCGATAGAAACAATTGTGTTGACAAGGGTTAAAAATGACATACAATAGACTCATGGCAAGCAATAATGCAAGTCAACAACAGGAGTACACACCATGGCTAAGTCAGAATCAACCATCTACACAGACGATCATTTACGCAAGGCGTACGACATCACCTCGTCTGACTTCTGGGACATGCACGAGAAATTGATACAACCCTGTCACCACCGCTCAGAACAACACGACATGATTAAAGAGTTGATCCGACTGGGTGACAGTATGGTAAAGATTCACGAAGCCCGCCAAGCCCTGAATTAAACGCTAATTTTAGGGTTAACACCTAGGGTATTATGTGCCCTAGTCTGTTAGTCTTAATAGACACATCACCAACCAACCAAAGGGGTTAACATGTACCAAGCCATCAACGTTTATCAGTTCAGAGACGCATTCAAAGCGATCCGCCCTAACAACTTCACATATGAGGGGTTGACTCTTCTGCATGACTACTTAGAGCAATACGAAGAAGACACAGGCGAGGAGTTAGAAATAGACGTTATCGCCTTGTGTTGTGACTTTACAGAGGACACAACAGAGAGCATCGCTCAATCATACGATATTGAACAAGGCGACTACACAAGCTTAGAAGAAGCTGTTGCTGAGTGGTTGCAAGATCAAGGGGCTTTCATTGGTGGGACTACCAACGGCTCGATTGTCTACCGTAACGATTTCTAAAGGGGGTTGTATGTTAAAATTTATGTTAGAGGGTATCGCATACTCTGCCTTGTTTGCGTCAATGCTTACACTAATGCTTGCATACTTTGATGTTTTGTAACGTGTTGCTAAAATGCTGCACAATTGACTAAGGGGAAATTATGACACTAGATTATTTTACCTATGATGTAGCGGAACACTGGGTGTGCGCTATTGAATACGGGGACTATTCGGCGTTGGATGATGAGGAAATTCCACTGTTGGAAGAATTCCTAGATAACCTACCACGTAACGCTATGGGTTGGGAATGGGGTAATGATACGAGCTTCGATTATGATGAAATAAGCGGACTGAAGGCACAATGTGTGCAAGGTAAACTGTATATAAAGGGGCATATAAGATGATAGCGGTTTTGTTTACTAGGCGTGATAGCGCATATAAAAACTACAACGAATTGGACGTTTATGATGCGGAGAGAAACGCATTAACGTTCTCGGGCGGTATGCCTGTTATCGCTCATCCGCCTTGTCGGGCTTGGGGGCGACTGTCTCATATGGCAAACCCTAGACCGGGTGAGCGTGAGTTAGCCCTCTTTGCATTAGATAACGTAAGGGCTTTTGGTGGTGTCTTAGAGCACCCCAAAGGGTCTAAGTTATGGAAAGAGCAAAACCTACCGACAGGCGACGAGATAGACGGTTATGGTGGTTTTACGCTTGAGATAGATCAGTATGATTTCGGGCATGTTGCACCAAAGAAAACCCTACTGTACATTGTGGGTATTGACAGAGAAGAGCTACCGCCGTTACCATGCAAAAACACGGCAACGCCTACACGTTCTATAGCCGGTAACATCAAGGGCACAAAGCGTTGTACACAATATCAACGAGAATATACGCCCGAGCTACTGATTGAATTTTTAGTTACCATCTGCAAAACCGTGGCAGCAAAACAACAGGGGGTTTTATGCTAAAAGCAACATACATAAACGCCGAAGACGGCATCTGCGCTACTGTCACCGAAGTGACTAAGGGTTACGCAGTAACCTTGATTGACGCCGATAGTGAAAGTATAGTCGCCACTAGGGTTTACAATAACGTTGACCAGGCGAGGGTTTGGGCATTAGAATTTATTAAAGGGGTTAAACATGATTGACCAAGCGCAACACCATATTGACGAAGCGACACGGCTAATAAAACAAGCGATTATGACTGACACCCTACTGGGCAACGATCAGTCGCAATATGTGACCTTCCTAGACTTATGGGAATCGCTATACAGTTTAGACCGATTGATAAAAAACTGGGACGAAGACGAAGACGCAGTAAAACAAAACCTACTAGCAGACGAGTGTTAACCCTAGGACATAATCGGCAGGTTTTCTAATAGTAGTATTATTAGACTTTCTGCCGTTGTCCTTGGGCTAGGGCTTTTCCTAGGTTATCGGAGCTATACATGAAATTAGACCAACTACTACTGAACAGCGGTGGCAAATTTATCACGGTTACCTTCACCAAGAAAGACGGCAGCCTACGCACTCTCACGGGTCGCTTAGGTGTTACCAAGCATTTAAAAGGCGGTGTAAGCACTTTAAACCCTGACCTATACGTTACCATCTACGACGTGCAAAACAGCGGCTACAGGGCTGTTAACCGGTCTACGATCCAGTCGGTAACGTGTGAAGGGGTAACGCATGAGTAATTGGTTGTTAGCGTTAGCGGTAGCGGCTGCCTTGTCGCTATCTCATTATTTAAACTAAGGGGAATATAATGATAGTATCTGAAGTATTGAAACTATTAGAGGATTTACCTCCTGATGCACAGGTGATGATATGGCAAGACGGTGAGCGATCATCTATTGATAGCATGGACTGGTGGACTGATGATTGTGTGGATTTTAACGTTAAAGGAGAATAGGTTATATGGTATCGAATAAATTGGTAGTTTCAGGCTACAACGACGGGGTTTTGTTGATCGAATTGACGTACAATGGTTTGTTAGCGTTTGATCAAATCGATAAGATATGCGAAACACTACGGCAACCACTCAATGACATGGGTGAGCGTGTAACGTTTAATATCTCTATCATTGACGATAATTTTTAAGGGGTTAACATGAAAAAGTACAAGGTAACAGTGCGTAAGTGTGTTTATTATTACGCCGATATTGAGATGCAAAGTGATGGTGCAACAGATGATGACGTATTCGAAGATGCCTTCATCGCTATGGATGATATGGACGCTGCCTCTCTTATTGAAGATGATGATGAGCTAGAAATCCTAGGTGTTCAAGACTTAGGCACTGGTAGATATATCAATTTATATGAGGTTAGCGTATGATGTACGAAATTCAAACCAAATGGTCACACATGGTTGTCTATCGCACCACCGAGCGTGGTAATGCGCTATATTGGCTCGAAGAAAATAACCAAGAGGGGATATTTGTGCTTGTAAAGGTGAAAAAAGTATGATATATTTGGCGGGTGCTATTTTGTTTATAATTTTAATTGGGAGTTTAGAATGAGATGTAATTGCTGTAATGTAATACTATCACCATTTGAGAGTACTACCAGAAAAGTGAGTACTAATGATTTCATTGACATTTGCGAGAAATGCTTGTCAACCATCGACGAAGATGTCAAGGTTTTGACCCGTGAAGATTTACGATCAGAAGTTGGCACGGATGTTGCAAACTATATAGACTGTTTTGACCTAACAAAGGATAATGATGAATAATAACGAAGAAGCTACGTTGTACTACACTGTTAACGACGCTATTGATGTTATCAATGCAATAGGTCTAGAATTATTTTTAGAATCTCTCTTCAAAGAGTCAAAAAAGCGTTCGTTAACCATTGATGAGATGGAGGCTATGCGTACGTTACATGACAGTTGGGAGTTATGATGGCTAACTACAAAAAGATGCATATACCCTGCGACCACTGCGGAAGTAGTGATGCAGCAGTTATCAACGAGGATGACTCGAAATATTGCTTTAAGTGCAATGTGCGAGACAAGCCACAGAATGGATTTAATATGGTTACCCTACCACAGGTATCAACTACACCCCAAAAGCCTCACCTGAGCCGTTCTGATGCGTTTCAGAGCGGTATTAGTGAGCGACGGTTGGCGCTAAAGACAGTCGAGGCTTACGGTGTTAAGTTAACAAACGAAGGAGAGGTGTTATTTCCCTACTTTGACAAAACAGGTACGCAGGTTGCCAACAAGGTGCGAAGTAAGGATAAACAGTTTAAGGTTGAAGGTGAGTGGAAGACAGCCTTGCTGTTTGGTCAAAACAACTTCTCCAAGGGTGGTGATGTTGTTACCATCTGCGAGGGTGAGTTTGATGCGTTAAGTGCCTACCAGATGATGGGTGGTAAGCAAGCTGTTGTCAGTATCCGCTCAGGTGCTCAGTCAGCGCTTAGTGACTGTAAGGCATCCTACGAGTGGTTAGACTCATTCAGTAAGGTTGTTATCTGTTTCGATAATGATGAGGTTGGTCGAGAAGCTGCGAACAAAGTGGCTGACTTGTTTGGTGGTAAGGCGTTGTTATTCCAACATAGTCAACAACACAAAGACGCTAGTGACTGGTTGGTGCAACGTGCTGAGGTGTTATTCTCTCAGGCGTGGTTAGCATCTGAGAAGTATAAGCCAGAGGGTATTGTCACCATTACCGACATCAAGCAACGTCTGTTAACCCCACCAGTGCCGGGTGTGCCATGGTGTTTCTCTACGCTAACAGGGTTAACCTATGGGCGACGTAAGGGTGAGTTATATGCCTTTGGTGCAGGTGTGGGTGTTGGTAAAACTGACGTATTCACACAGCAGATAGCCTACGACATTGAGACGTTGAACAAGAAGGTGGGTGTTATCTACCTAGAGCAAAACGTGGTTGAGACAGGGCAACGGGTGATGGGTAAGCTAGATCAACGGCTTTACCATGTGCCTGACGCTGACTGGAACCGTACACAGTATGAGGAGAGTGTTAACCGAATAGAGGAGCGTGATCAGCTATACATGATGGAGCACTTCGGGGCTATGGATTGGAAGACGATTAAGGGCATCATCAAGTACTTCAACAAGGCGTATGACATTGAGCACATCTACCTAGACCACCTGACAGCGTTATCGGCGCAGGAGCAGGATGAGCGTAGGGCACTTGATGGCATCATGGCAGACATGGCCTCATTAGCGCAGGAGCTTGGCATCATCATCCACTTCATTAGTCACCTGACAACACCAGAGGGTAAGTCTCACGAAGAAGGTGGACGTGTGATGGAGAAGCATTTCACAGGCTCACGGGCTATTGCACGGTGGTCGCACTACATGTTTGGGTTAGAGCGTAACAAGCAGCACACAGACCCGATTAAGCGACAGACAACGACGTTTAGGGTGTTGAAGGATAGGTTTACTGGTCGAGCAACAGGCATTAAGTTTGGATTGCAGTATAACCAAAACAATGGTATACTACGTGAATCAGAGCTTTTAATGGATGATGTATTATGATGGAAGACTATGGGTATTGTAGTAAGACAGGTGTATGCTTCAACCCTTTTGGTGTTAAGCCCGAGTGGGTGCAGAAACGAGCATACAAGATACGACATGGGCTGTTAATTGAGCAGACAGAGGAGGCGTTGTTTTGACAGAGACTATTGGAACATCAAAAGTAACATTAATCCGTGAGAACGAGGATGGTAGTGCAGATTATCAATGCAACTTTTCACCGGAGGAGTTGGAGGCGTTGACTAGGCTAGGTATATTAACCGCACTTCAAGTGGCGATTGAGGATGCTAAACGCCTTAACCCAGAGGAAGATGATGACCGACAAGATAACTAAGGACGGTGTGGCTTGCATCGACTTAAACTACTATTGGCGACCGATAGAGGAAGCACCACACGGTGTTAAGTTACAGTTGCTAAGTATGTATGGTGTGGCCTCTCACGGGTCGTTATCACCTGCTATAATTGAAGATGGGTTCTGGATTGGCTGGACACCCTTACCACGACGGAGGAAGTAATGATTGACAACATAACCCTGTGGCACAGACGAGCACGACCAGAACCAACAGAGCGTGACCTAGATGTTCAAATAGGCTGTCACATTGAGGAGTTCATTGAGATGATGGATGCGTTAGAAATTAACTGGGATACGCACACAGATTTAGACCTTGCTATGGATATACTAGAAGAGTTCTGTATTAAGTTAAAAAAAGGAGTTAAAACTGTATCATCAATGAACCGTGAAGCGCTACTTGACTCACTAGCAGATCAAATTGTCACGGCTGTCGGTGTTGGTGTGTGCGCTAAGATGGATATGGATGCTGCCGTAGAGGAAGTTAACCGCAGTAACTGGTCGAAGTTCAATTACAAAGGCTACCCTGAGTTCGATGAGAACGGTAAGGTTAAGAAGGGTGAGCATTATCGTAAGCCTGATTTGAAGGGGATGTTTTGATTAAACCATCTTTTGTTAAGTTGAATGAGCTAATCCCGGAAGGTGATTGGGAGTATTTTGAAGATCGTGAGATGTCAATGCGTGAAGCCGCAGGAAGGATTGTTATGAAGGATGTAACAGAGACGCTAGAGCAGCGTGAGAATCGTTATGGTGAGTACAAGGATGTGTCAACCACATCACAGTGGTTAAAAGATATTATGCATGCGGGGGATAGTTGGAATGCGATGGAACCCTATATGCAGGAGAGCTTGGACTTGATTGCTAACAAGCTGGCACGTATTGTAAATGGTGACCCCTTCTATGATGATAGTTGGCACGACGTGGGTGGTTATGCTAAACTAGTGGAGATTGAATTAGCGAAAGGAAAGTGATGGACTTAGTTCTCGACATCGAGACAGATAGCAAGCAGAGTAAGATATGGCTTTGCTATACCCATAACAGCGACACGAATGAATACATATGTCACACAAAACCGGATACACTCATACCCTTAATAAACAAAGCAGAGAGATTGATAGGGCACAACTTGATCGGCTTCGACGCACCAGTGCTCAACAAGCTGTGGGGAACGAAGATTGGATTGAAGAAAGTGAGAGATACCTTGATAATGTCAAGGCTACTCAATCCCTCTATCGAAAACGGTCACAGTTTGGCAGCATGGGGCAAGAGGCTAGGGAATCGTAAGGTTGAGTACACACGCATTTGGCATTGGATGAAAGGGTTACAATATGACAAGACTTCTACTGCTCCTTATGACGATCCAGTTGATAACCTTAACCGCTTTTATTGTAGACAGGACGTGTCAGTAACTGTGGACTTGTACAAGTTGTTGTCTCAAGAGTTAAGAGGTTGGGGTGAGAGCGTACAGCTAGAGCATGACGTAGCGGCTATTTTAAAGAGGCAAGAGCAGCATGGATTTAAATTTGATAAGCACAAAGGTGAAACACTTCTTGCTCAACTTACAGGTGAAGTTGCTGATATTGAAAGCGAATTGCAAGATACGTTTCCACCAATTGTCGAAGAACGAGTTAGTGATAAAACTGGTAGAACTCTCAAAACCAAGGTGACCCCATTCAATCCCGGCAGTAGGCAGCAGATTGCTGAGAGGCTGGCGACATTGGGTGTTACCTTTACAGAGGAAACAGAGAAGGGAAGCACCATCATTAACGAGAAGGTGTTAGAGGGCATTGACCTACCAGAGGCTAAACTAATTGCTCGATATCTAATGCTACAGAAACGCATCTCGCAGGTGAGTAGCTGGTTTGACGTTGTTAAGGAGGATGGTAGGGTACACGGTAGGGTGATAACAAACGGAGCCGTGACGGGGCGTATGACGCATATTAGCCCTAACATGGCGCAAGTACCCAACAGTGGTAGTGAGTACGGTGTCGAGTGTCGTGAGTTGTGGACAGTTGAACCCGGTAACAAGTTGGTAGGTATTGACGCAAGCGGGTTGGAGTTACGTATGTTAGCCCACTATATGAAGGATGATCAATACACAAATGAAATCCTCAATGGTGACATACATACGGCTAACCAGAAGGCGGCAGGGTTGCTCAATCGGAATACAGCAAAGACATTTATATATGCTTTCTTATATGGTGCTGGAGCTGCAAAGATTGGAGCAATTGTAGGTAGTGATGAGAAGGAAGGCAGGAAACTGATGAGGCGCTTCCTACGAAACACTCCTGCATTAGGTGAGTTGAAGGATAAGGTATCTCGTTTGTATTTAAAAGACGGGTTCTTAACGGGTTTGGATGGTAGACATTTGTTAGTGCGCAGCGAACATAGTGCACTGAATACTTTGTTACAAGGAGCAGGGGCAATTTTAATGAAAAAATCCCTAGTTATCTTGAACAACAAGTTAAAGTGTGGTATAATAGACGCTAAGTTCTGTGCAAATGTGCATGACGAGTGGCAGGTAGAAGTCTCGGAAGAAGACGCAGAGCAAGTAGGGAAGATGGCAGTAGCGGCTATCGAAGAGGCGGGTGTGGCACTGGGGCTAAGGTGTCCAACAACAGGAGAATATAATGTAGGTAATAACTGGAAGGAAACACATTGAACGAGCGTGAGTTGAAAGAGTTGGCTACTGTTGTTGAAGGCGCAGATTGTGCAATCATCATTACAGAGAAAGATGGCGTAGTAAGCCTAGGTTTCAGTCAACATTTAAACGATATGGAAGTGTTAGATTTGTTAGCAGTTGTCACTTCCACATTTTATGACATTGCCGAAGAAGACGGTAGTGATTTGGTACATTAAGGAGTTAGTATGAATACAGAAGCAGTTAAGGTTAAAGCGGAAGTTATGTGGGCATTCTTGAACAAGCCCAACGAGATGAGTGGTAAGTTTCAGGTTGACCTATGTAACCTATCAGATAAAGCCGTAGGCGCTTTGGAGGAGATGGGTATTGAGGTCAAGACCAAAGAGGGTAAAGGCGCTTATGTCACCTGCAAGAGCACCCGACCAATTGCCGCCTACGACGATGGTGGCTCATTACTAGAGGGTGAAATCCTTGGGAACGGCTCTAAGGCGGCAGCGATTATCACGCCTTACGAGTGGTCATTCAAAGGCAAGAAGGGTGTTAGCCCATCATTGCGTAAGATGGTTATCACTGAGTTAGTACCCTACACTGGTGGCAGTGGTGGAGCGTTTGACGAAGACGATCTGCTGTAATGAATGCTCTACTTGATGCAGATATTCTCTGTTATCGAGTAGGGTTTGCTACCGAAGACGAGCATGAGAACACCGCTATCGAAACAATGGCGGTGTTTTTAGAAGATTTGTTAATGTTTGATCTAGTGGACACAGATGACTATGAGTTGTTCCTGACAGGCAAAACAAACTTTCGTAATGAAGTTGCGGTAACAGTACCTTACAAAGGTAACAGGAAGGATGTTAAGAAGCCGAAACACCTACCTCTCCTACGGGAATATTTACAAACGGCATGGGGCGCTAGTGTTAGCGACGGACAGGAGGCAGATGATGACATTGCAATACGGGCAACCGAGTTGGGTGAGGAAAGCATCATTGTATCAATTGACAAAGACTTTATGCAGGTTCCGGGATGGCACTACAATTTTGTAAAGAAGGTGAAGAAGCATGTGACACCAGAAGAAGGCTTGCGCTTCTTTTACAAGCAAATTTTGATGGGGGATTCTGCAGACAATATCAAAGGGATATTTCGTGTAGGCGAGAAGAAAGCGACAAAAATGCTTGCCGACCTGAAGACAGAACAACAATTTTACCAGTGTTGTGTGGAGGGACTGGGAGAAGAACGTGTTTTAGAGAATGCGAGATTGTTGTGGTTACGTCGTTATCCGAATCAAATGTGGGAGCCACCGAGTGAAAAAGTTTAAATTAGCAGGGTGTACATGGGAGGTAGTAGAAACCGAGATGCCTGACCTAGGCTCTACAAACCCCGATGAGTGCAAAATTTTAATTAACAAGAAGTTAACAAAACAAGATAAAGACGTTACCTTTTACCATGAGCTTGTTCATGCGATTATGTTTACAATGGGTGAACGTGACCAAGACGAGCGCTTTGTAGAAGGGTTTGCTCAGTTGTTGTACCAGTATGAACAACAGAAAGTATAACGACGGAGAATGGACTGAGGCAAGGTTTAGGGCATTTATAATATCTGCGCTACGAGCTTATATGAAGCGATTCCCGCCTAAGTGGAAGGCTCTTAAAGACGCAGCGGTAGGTAGGTTAATTAACAAACGAAGTGGTAGGTTAGCAGAACATTATTTGTGTGCTGATTGTGGAGACTTCTTTATTGCGAGAGATGTACAAGTGGATCATATTGAACCCGTTGTATCTCCGAAGGAAGGGTTTCAAGATTGGTGGACGTATATGAACAGGTTGTACTGTGAGGCAGATAACCTACAAGTGCTGTGTAAACCTTGTCATAAACAAAAGACAGCGGAAGAACGTAAAGAGAGGAAGAAGAAATGAACGTTAAGCTAATGTGGGTAACACCTCATGCCGAAGAGATGGTTGCTTACATGGCTCGTGTCTCAAACCCAGAGAATCAGAATAACGTAGTGACAGCGCCTAAGCTGCTACGTTACCTGATGAATAACAAGCATTGGTCACCCTTCGAGATGGTTAATGTTTGTATGGAGATTGAGGTAACACGGGACATAGCACGGCAGATTCTGAGGCATCGGTCGTTTAGCTTCCAAGAGTTTAGTCAGCGGTATGCGGAGGCTTTGGATATGGAGTACAGTGAGGTACGGTTGCAGGATGATAAGAACCGACAGAACAGTCTCCCTACTGAGGACAGAGAGTTACAGCGCTGGTGGGATGAGATGCAACGTAGTTTGATAGCGCAAGCTAAAGGAGTGTATGGAGCTGCTCTGAATAACGGGATAGCTAAGGAGGTTGCCCGGAAGGTTTTGCCAGAGGGGTTAACAAACAGTCGGATGTATATGAACGGGACGTTACGGAGTTGGATGCACTATGTTGACATCCGCTGTGACGAGGCAACACAAAAAGAGCATAGGGAAGTAGCAGATCAGTGTAAGGCTATTTTGACTGACTTGTTCCCTAGCATTTATGGAGAGAAGAATGGAAGATAAACAGTATTACCACTTTAAGAAGAAGTGTTCACGGCCAAGTGTAGAGACTAGCTCAGAATTATTCTACGTTTGTAATGAGGATGCCAGATGGGATGATGTCATGCGGCAGTTTGCTGCCTTTCTAGACTCCTGCGGTTATGTCGGTGTTTATGAGAAGGTAGACATCATGTTAGAAGACTACTGGGATACAGGGTTAGATACTGGAGGCTTTCGAGCATGAAGATACTTGTTATTCCTGACTGCCAAGTGAAGCCGGGAGTAGCTACTGATCATCTAACGTGGGCAGGGAAGGCTATCGTGGATTACCGACCAGATGTTGTTATCAACATTGGCGACTTCGCTGATATGCCCTCCTTGTCTACGCATGATAAGACTGGTAGTAAATACTTTGAAGGCAAGCGTTACAAGGATGACGTTAACTGTGTGAAGGTAGCCATGAAGAAGCTGTTGAAGCCTCTGCGTGATTTACAAGCAACACAGAAAATTACAAAGCACAAGGTGTATAAACCTCGTATGGTGTTAACAATGGGTAACCATGAGAACCGTATCAACCGAGCAGTGGCTAACACGCCTATGCTTGAGGGTGTGATTTCGACTGATGACCTAGACTACAAAAAAGATTGGGATGTATATGACTTTCTTAAACCTGTTTTTATCAATGGTGTTGGTTTCTGCCACTACTTCCCTGTTGGTGCTATGGGGCGACCAGCTAGTTCTGCTAGTGTTATCGTTAATAAGCTGCACATGTCTTGTGTTGCAGGGCATCAACAAGGTAAGCAAGTTGCTTATGGCAAAAGAGCAGACGGAACCGCCATCTGTGGGATAATCGCTGGTAGCTACTACCTACACGACGAAGACTACATGGATCAACTAAGCAACACACATTGGCGTGGGTTGGTCATGTTGAACGAGGTTAAGGACGGGGCTTTCGACGAGATGTTTCTCTCTATGAATTACTTACAGAAGAAATATGCTGACGATACCTGACATTTGTGATAAACTAAAACGTCTGGACGAGGTGACAATCTTGGAGCTGTTGGAGATTAACAGTGAAGAGATTGTCAACCGTTTTCAGGATAAGATAGAAGACATAGCTGATTATTTAGAGGAAGCACTTGATGACAATTAAAATAAACTTAGAACGGGACAAACTGTTCGACGCTCTCGGACTGCAACGGTTGCGTGAGAGTTACATGATGGAGGAGGAGGTTAGCCCACAAGAGAGGTTTGCGTATGTATCGGAAGCGTTCGGAAGTAATCCTGAGCATTCTCAGCGACTTTACGAGTATAGTTCTAAGCATTGGTTGTCTTATAGCACTCCCATTCTTTCTTTTGGTCGTAGTAAGCGTGGACTTCCTATTAGCTGCTTTCTTAATTACATTGAAGACAGTGCTGAGGGTCTCGTTGACAACTTATCTGAAACTAATTGGCTTAGTATGTTGGGTGGCGGTGTTGGCATACACCTTGGGATACGTAACAGTGATGATAAATCAACTGGTGTTATGCCACACCTCAAAATGTACGATGCTTCCTCTTTGGCTTACCGACAGGGCAGAACACGTCGGGGTTCTTATGCAGCGTTTCTTGATGTAAGTCACCCAGACATCATTCAGTTCTTGGAGATGCGTAAACCGACGGGTGATCAAAACCTGCGGACGCTTAACCTGAACCACGGTGTTAACATAAGCGATGAGTTTATGCAGGTGATCGAACGGTGTATGAAAGACCCAGAGGCCAATGACGATTGGGCATTAAAAAACCCCGCCAATGGCGAGGTCGTAGAAGTGGTCAGTGCTAAAGGGTTGTGGCAGAAGATGTTGGACTTACGTATGCAGACGGGTGAGCCATACTTCATCTTCATTGATACGGCTAACAGGGATATGCCTGAGTGGTTAAAGGATAAAGGGTTACGTATTAACGGATCTAACCTGTGTACAGAAAT